TGTTGCACAGCAACAAGAAGAAGCAATGACTCAGCGCAAGCAAATGGAATTGCAATCTAAGATGCAAGATACTCAGATTAAGACTGATACTCAAGCGCATGACACAGTTATTAAAACTGAAACTCAGAAAGAAATTGAGCAAATGAAAGCTCAATTAGCTCTTTTATTGGCTAGAATGGATTTGCGGTCAGAAAAAGCAGCTATGGATGAAGCAATCGAAAGGGGTATCTAATGGTAGCCGAAGTAGTAACTTCAGAAAACCGAGATGCTTACATGAAGCAAAAGCTTGGTATTGAGGATGAAAAAAAACATGAATATCCTATGGCTCCTCATGGAACTTGGTATGGTGAAGGAACTTATGAAAAAGAAGGTGGAGTTTTAAGAAAAGTATCACCAAGTGAATATATTGCAAAAGTAGCACCAATGGACATAAATGAGTCTGATTCAAGAGAAAATATTGATTTGTTAAAAGAACATATTTTAAAAGGCAAAAGTCTTGACCCATTATTAATTCGTAAAAATGGTAAAGAAGATGGTAGGCATCGTGCTTATGCAGCAAAAGAATTGGGTATATCCCATGTTCCAGTAATTGATTATGGCAATCATTTTGCCAAACATCCTAAATGGAAAAAAGAAGCAAAAAAGTAACTTAATCGGAGAAGAAAATGGCAACAATTACAGGCGATAATGCACTTGAATGGAAAATGAAAGAAATGGCTCGCAGAGCTGGTAAAAAGTATGAACCAGAGTCTACAAACCCTTTTCAAGGAATGGACAAAAAAGCTTTAAAAGAGCAAAAGTTATTTATTAAATCTGCTTTAAAAGAAACTAAAAAATCTGAAAAAGCAGAATAAATAGACAATAATTAAATTTAGTAGTATTTTTAACTTAAATTGGAGCTTGAGAAATCATGGCCGATGTAAAAGAAGCAAGTAGTGTAGTAACAAGTGAAAATGCAACAACCTTTTATGCAGAAAGATTAGGTTTAGCTGATTCGGTAGAGCCAACTGAGGCTGAGTCTGTAAAGAAAGACCCAGAGCCAGAGCAAACTGAGCAGAGTGAACCAGAAGCTAAGGAAGAAGCTAAGGAAACAGAGAAATCTGAGAAGTCGAAAGAAAAGCTTAATAAGCGATTTGATAAGGTTAGTAAGCGAGCTCAGGAAGCTGAAGCTGCTGCTGCTGAACTTAGAGAAAAGCTAAAGGGATATGAAGCACAGGGAACTCAACCACAGACTGAAGCAAAAGTGTCTGTTGAAGGGAAACCTCAAGCAAGCCAGTTTAATGATGCCTTTGAATATGCAGAGGCTTTAGCAGAGTGGAGTGCCGAAAATGCTTTAAAGCAAAGGGATGCAGAGGTAGCTAATCAAAAAGCTCAAGAAGAAAGAGCCAAGGCTAATGAAGCTTGGAACAAGAAACTTGAAAAAGCAAAGGAAGCAATTCCTGATTTTGATAGGATGGTTAAGTCTAGTAATGTCATTGTTTCTAATGAAATTCGAGATTCCATTTTAGAAAGTGATGTAGGCCCACAAATCCTATATCTATTAGCAACTGATGAAGAATTTGCTGATAAGTTGACAAAAATGCCAACTATCAAAGCCCTTAGAGAATTAGGCAAACTGGAGGCTAAGTTTGAAGCTGAGGATAAACCCAAAGCTAAAAGCGATAAGAAAGAAGCTGTTTCAAGAAGTACAGCACCTAGCCCTATTAGGCCTTTGACTGGTGGTAAAGCTGGTGCAGATGTATTAATGGACTCCAATGGTGAGTTTCATGGTACTTATGCACAATGGAAAGCTGCCAGGCAGTCTGGTAAGGTTAGATAAACCTAATTTTTTTGGAGATTTAAAATGTCAAATACCTTACTTACAATCAGTAAGATTACCAATGAGGCCTTAATGGTCCTCGAAAATGAATTAACTTTTACTTCTGAAGTAGATCGCAACTATGATGATCAGTTCGCTGTAGTTGGTGCGAAAATTGGCGCAACAGTCAATGTCCGTAGACCAGGTCGCTTTATCGGTACAACAGGTCCTGCATTAAATGTGGAAGACTTGAATGAAACTTCAGTACCAGTAACATTGTCAACCCAGTTCCATGTGGATACACAATTTACTACTCAAGACTTAGCTTTGTCTTTGGATATGTTCTCTGATCGCATCCTTAAACCAGCAGTTGCTGCTATTGCCAACAAAATTGACTTTGATGGTACAACTACAGCAGCTTTGAATACAGCTAACATTGTAGGTACAGCAGGTACACCTCCAACTGGCTTGTATACATACTTGTCAGCTCAAGCTTACCTAGACTCTGAAGGTGCTCCTCGAGATGGTCGCAGAAGCTGTATTGTTGAGCCATTCACTTCAGCTACTATTGTTGATAGCTTAAAAGGCTTGTTTGTTCCTAATGACAAGATTGGTATGCAGTATGAAAAGGGCTTGATGGGCCGAGATTCTGGCGGTATGAACTGGAAACTCGATCAAAACATTGTGTCCCAAACTTTTGGTAACTTTAGTTCTTCTACTGTTACTGCTTCTGTTGCTACTACTACTGCTACTGGTTTCTTGACCTCTGGTTGGGCTTCACAATCCACAATTACTTTGACTGCTGCTAATACAGGCACAATCAACTTAAATGCTGGTGATACATTCCAAATTGCTGGTGTGTATGCAGTTAACCCACAGAATCGTCAGGCTTATGGCACAAACAAACTGCGCAGCTTTGTAGTTAAATCTGCTGTTTCAGTTGCTTCTGGTTCTTCTGTTTCTGTTACTGTTTCTCCTGCTGTTATTTCAGGTGGTCAGTTCCAGAATGTGAGCATCCCAAGCCCATCAGCAACTGCTGCTGTGACATTCTTTGCATCACAATACAATGCAAGTGGTAATGGTGTAGTTTCTCCACAAAACATCGTAATGCATCGTAATGCTTTCACAATGGCTATGGCTGACCTTGAGTTGCCTGAAGGTGTTCATTTTGCTGGTCGTGCATCTGACAAAGAAATCGGTCTATCAATGCGAGTCGTGCGCCAATACACAATTAACAACGATAGTATTCCTACTCGAGTTGATGTGCTTTATGGTTGGGCTCCTTTGTATCCAGAACTTGCTTGCCGAGTTGCAGCTTAATAATTGCAGGGGATAAAACCCCTGCTTTTTAAACATATTTAAGGAATAAAATCATGAGTAATCCAGGACCAGCAGTAACTAATACCACTCACCCATCGAACCTAAACAGCCAACAGGCTTTGCGAGTTCTAGCGGTGTTAAAAGGTGTTTCCACAGCAGCAGCAGCAGACTTTGCTGTTCAAATTAACAACAGCGCACTTTATGTTCCTGTTTCAGTTGTTGTAGCTAATGCTAACAATGCTGGAGCAACACAATCTGTAGCTTCTGTAAATTTGGGTGTTTATACAGCAGTTAATAAAGGTGGTACAACAAGTATTTTGACAGCAGCATCTTTGACTAGCCAAACTACTCCATCTTATGTAACTATCTCAGCAGCTTCTAACCCTAATACAGCGCAGTCAGCTCAAACTATTTATGTAAATATTTCAACAGCTTTTGCAACTGCAACTGTTGATGTGTATGTATATGGATATGATTTAAGCCCAGGCGCATACTAAGAAATACCATGAAGTAAAAGGAAAAGGCCATGCCCAAAAAGTGTGGCTTTTTTTCTTGAATAACCTATAATTGATTTACCTTATTTAAAGGAAAAAATATGTCTAAGACTACTATTTGTCGTGGTAATGTTATTGCACAAACTATTGTCCAATTATCATTGCCATCTACCACTATTTCAGGCACAACTTCTGATGTAACTTTGACTGTAGCTGGTGTTCAACCTAATGACTTTGTGCAAGCTCAATTTGATGGCGCATTAGTAACTGGTATTTCTATTGGAAATGCTTATACAAATACAGCAAATCAAGTAGTTGTGCGTTTAGTAAACTCTACTGGTTCTTCAGCTACTCAAACTGCTGGTAATTTGTTGATTAAAGTTTCAACTTGCGAAGATAGTCCAATTCCAGCTAATGTAGTTTAAGGAGTTAAATAATGGCTTACAATTCAGCTTTTGCCCCTTTTGGGCCAACATACTTGGTTGGTAGCTTGGCTGCTGTTCAAGTAAAGTCTAGCAACAATGTGTACCCTTCAGGTTATCGAATTGTAAACATTACTTCTAGTGCTATACGAGTATCTTG